CCATAATCTCTCGGCAATAGGTTGATTTCCCACTGGCGGGCGCACCTTTCAATAAAATACATTGTATCATATCAAATATCTTTCCTTAAACTTTTGTTCATATTTATCCAAAAACTTAATCTGACCATTTATATATAGATTTTTAACTTCTTCTTCACTTAAGATAGGCGGATCAATTATTTCGTATATCATATTTTGTTTCTGGCAAAACTCTTCCGCAGCATTCTTTTTAGCCAATACTTTTGGCGTATTTTGTAATTTAAGTGGTTTTATCTCTACAAGCTTATTTCCAATAATAAAATCTGGAAAATATGTTCTTGGCTCACCAGCATAATCTATATATGGTATCTTATAATTTTTATCTGGCGTTTGCCATACCAAATTTTCTTTTTCAATAACATTGATCATATAAGACAACTCTCTTAATGATCTAAAATACCAATTTTTATACCAGCCCGACCATCCATTGCCGCTTCCTTGTGGGGCCGGCTTACCAAACATATGGTTATTTTTGCCTTTATTATTTTTAGACTGCTTGGTCTTAAATTGTGTTAAACGTTTATCTGCTTCTTCTTTACCATATTTTGTAAGCCAAATATCATATAATGGAATACTATTAGATACTTTTGCTAATTGAGTTCTTGCTTGCTCTTTTTGTTCTTCTGTATAAATATGCGAAAATGATATATCACTTAATTTTTGTTTAGTTTCTTTTGTATGTTGTTTACCATAAAAAGGATTATTCTCGCCACTAAGATTTCTATTTTTTGTAGAACAGCTTCGACAAATTACTTTATCTTTTTCTGCTCTTTGTCTGTTATTAGAATTAGTATAAGATAAAACTTTGTTGCATTGCGGACAATTTCTAAAAAACTTCTTTTCGTTCATTCAAGCCTCCGTATAATAATATAACAAGATATTGATAGACGGAGGCAGGAAGCCCAATAAAGATATTTATTTTTATTTCATTTGTAAAACTCTGCCTGATCAACATATTGAATGCCAGCTCTGGTAGCCATCGTTTTATCGCTCGTCATATCGCCCACCATTATGCATTCTTTTCTATTTAACTTATGTTTCAACATAAGCTCCACGAACGTTCCAGTCTGCGGTTTTCGACAATAGCACGAAATTGGAGCCGACTGATGCGGACAAAAATGATATTCAATATTAATGCCTAATTGTTTATTCGTATAATCAAATAGTTCAATTGCCGTTTCTTTGCTCAATTCACCTTTTGCAATACCACTCTGATTAGAAATACCAAAAAGAAGATAGCCTTTATCTTTATAAGATTGTAAAACCGGAATACATTTTGGGTTTATTTCAATCTGATCCTTACTAATGGGATACTTGCCATTACCGCCAATACATTGACGAAGACAGCCATCATAATCGAGTAGCAGCGCTTTATTTGTAAAAGTTGGATCATCTTTGCGAACAAACTTAATCTCATTAACACGCCAGAAGCCTTCTGCTACGGTTGGTTTCTGAAACTCTTTCTTATACTTAAAAAGCACTAATGGTGGGAAAACATTAGTATGTTTTGCTTCCTTAATAGCTTCTGGGGTTGGAAACTTTCCAATTAATTTAATAGCTCGTTGAACAACATTAAATTGTGCATCTTCAATAGAAGTTGAAAGCCATTCACAACCAATATCTGTATTATACTTCTTACAGAGATCGATGAAAGGTTTGCGAACTTCAATTGTTGGAAACAAATTATCAAGAACAACATCATCTTTATCTTTTAGATGTTGTTCTAATTTTGGAAGAAGCCCAGCAATTGAGCCGCCTTCTGTGTCTCTATTTAGAACACAAACTTCTTGACAATTAGCAATTTTCTCTTTTGTAATAGTTGATTTGCCACTTGATGGGGGACCCATTACCATTACACATTGCGTCATTTCTTCTTGTCTTTCTTATTTTCCTGTTTTGCTAGCCATCTATTGTAATGGTTGAGCTCTTTATCATATTCAAGATTTGGCACTTCTTCCTGCCAATTTATAACAAGGTTTGTCCATTTTTCACCATAATATACATATTCTGTTTCCAATTCGACAATTGGATTAATGGCATTATTTGGTATTGCATTTTTAATTTGCTCTATCATATTATCTGGTGAGCAATCGCATTCCAATTCAGTTTGTCGCGACACAACTAATATTTTTTCAGGTCGATTCATTGTCTTTATTTTTCCCGCTTCGCTAACCACTTATTGTATTTGATCATTAGCCTATCGTAGTCTTCGTTTTCTTCTTCCACATCCCATACCAAATACAGTTTAGGCTCATCATAGCCTTCATAGTCAAAATACTCGGCATCTGTCCTTATCCTAATATTAACGGCATTACGTGGCACTTTCTTTATCCATTTTTTGAGCAAATCAATCGGAATATCTCGAATATTTTCATTGTCAAATTCATATTCACGACTATGCTCGACCATAATTGTTTTTTCAGGCAGTTTCATTGTCTTTACTATCTTTCTTTATTATACAAACCATCCATTTTGATATATGATATTCTTCTGCAATAAGCTTATATATTCTATTATCATTGCGAATATTTATAATTTGTTCTTCCGAAAGCTTACTTTTTCCTTTATTCCAAGGAGTTTTGCCTTTAAGTGCATCAGAGCTTTTCTTAATTCTTTCTGGAGAATATTTTTTACCAGTCATAGTTTTGCTTGTTTTTATCTTTTGTTCTTCTGAACAAGGCACGCCTTTATTACGAGATGGTCTTCCTTTTAGTGCTTCGCTAATTTTTTCTAGTGATGCCTTACTTTGTGGAGCATATTTTCCACCAGCTTCTATATTATATCCATTAGGGGCTATAGAGTTATATTCGGCCACATATTCTTTCTCTAAAGAATTAACTTCTTCTTGAGTTTCGCAAGTATCTATTAATACGCATTGAAAATTATCTATACCATATTTTTTCATAGCTGTTTCAATAGCTTGTCTTGGTTTATTTTTGGCCCGTGATTGATGGCTTTTCCAGCGTTTATTAAAATTATTAGTTTGGCCTATATACACCTTACTATTTATTGAATTTGTTATTTTATATATACAGTATCCCATTATTCAGTCTCTATTTTTATTTCATCATCTTTATCTTCAATATTATTGAAGATAAGCGCTTCCACCTCATTGAGTGGGGTTAAGCCAACTTTTGTTGCAACACAGTTGCCTTTATTAAATAACATTAATACCGGAATACTTCTAATCTTAAATACTGAGCACATATTTGGACAATCATCACATTCGGCAACACACACTTTAATATCTGTATTTTGTTCCGCAAACTTTTCAAGAATGGGCGTTTGTCGTTGGCATGGGCCACAAAATGTTGCCGTCCATTTTACCAAAACTGGCTTATCCGAAGCCAATACTTCATCATTAAATGAATTGTCATCAACCTTAATTAGATCACTCATATACAACTCTCCTTCATTCTTACACAATGTAAATCTTATAAATAGCCTGTCAAGGGGGCCGTCATTTTTTAATGATGGTGCCCGCGCCTAACTTGCTGAATAAATTGAAGAATACTTTACAGTTATAAAGTTTATGCTTCGTAACCTGATCAAATGTAAAAGCATTATGAAGGCCCATTACTTGGACCTCTGGATCAACTTTGTATTGCTCAAAGAAGGCGCAAAGGCGTTCAAGACACCCAAACTTTTGCTTACCTTTACTGTCAGATAAAACTTTCATCTTTGCATGATAACAAGCCGATATAACAAAGATAAGCTTCTCGGTTGGAACCAAATCAGCAAAATCAATTGTCATTTCGCCACGCTCAATCAATAGATGAATTGGTGTCTCAAACTTGCGATAATACTCATACCACATCTTAAATACAAGGCCAGCCTCTGCGCCAACATGACCCGATATAATTTGAGTCACGGTATCTATGTCGAGTATTTTAAGCTCTTTTGCTTTGATTAGAGATTGAGAAGCAAGCGTCCAGCTTCGAGGAGATGGAGAGGCATAGAATGCATCATTCGTATCACTTAAAGCATATTGCGGATTATTTTTTAAGAAGCCAAGGATAAGATCATGAACGCCATTGGTTTTTGCCCATTCCATCCATTGATCGAAATCAAATCGTAATATATACTTGCTTCCACGATCAAGCAAGGCTCGGCTTACCTGATTTTGATAAACTTTTTCTTCTGGTAAATTACCAGTTAAGATACACGATATAACGTTAATCGGTTTGCCATTTATCTTCTTAAATTGAAGAAGCTCTAATAATGGATGTAAAACTTCCGGGTCTGCTTTATCAACCTCATCAAAGAGTATAACCATATTTGGATCCCCATCAAGGGGAGGCATATAGTTTGGAAGCTTAAACTCTATGGTCGGAGTATCTGAATTCATATTCGGAAAGCCAACCAAATCATTTCTCTCTATAACGGAGAGATTAATATAATTAATAGTATATCCGAGGTCTTTAATTGCCTGCATGGCAATTTCAGTCTTACCAGTGCCTTTTTGTCCGAAAAGAAAGAAGTTCATCTGGTTTTTAATAGCGAATTTAGCTAAAACCAGTGCAGTTTCTTGATTAATCTCTTCTAGATTTAAGGCATTTTTCATGTCATCCTATGATAATATATATCATAGAATAATGAATTATTTCAATTGAATAGTAGCTTCTCGTCTTTGATTTCTCTAAGATATTCGGGAATCCAAAGAGCGGTATCGAATATCTGAACAGCGGACTCTGCTTCTTCATATCCGGCACTAATAGCTTGTTGTTTTGCGGTTACTAATTCAGATATTGCTGCCTCTGCAGATACTGTTCGCGAAAATAGCCTCCATTTACTTTTTGGAGTGAGCTTTATGTAAATAGCATTTATCATTACTTCCCTAAGTTTTCTTTGAGCATATTACAGAATAGCTTTCCTTGCTCAATGGCGTCCTCGACCGCAATATGTGTGTGCGGATCATTTGGGAACCAGCGCTTTGGCATATTCTTTTTTGTCGATTGACGATATGGTAATTTCAATATTGCACTTGCATATGTCTTAATATCGATACCTGAAAAAGAAAATGGACTACTTCCCGTAAAATGAATAAGATACCAATAAACCCAGGTGAAATCATATCCTGCCGGATATCCAACAAAAACTGGAACTCCAGGTTGTTTCTTTACCCAGGTAGTATATTGCTCCATTGCTGTTTTAGGATCGACGGTATCTTTACGAGTTGCCTCATATGCTTCTTTATTGCCCGCCCACCAATCCATTGTGCTTTGGTCGGTCATGGCACCCGGCAAGGTTTCTAAATTGACGTAGAATGTAGAAATAACCTTACCATCTGGAGTCAAAGCAGCAGCCCCGAGTGACAGCATTGAGTAATCACCAGGAATGGGGCCGTCTGCTTCTATGTCAGTTGAAATAAAAATTTCGCTCATTTGTTTCCTTATTTATCTAAATAGCTTATCAAGCTTCTTCTTAACATTATACCACGAATATGTTGATAGAGATTTTTCAACCAGCTCAATGCAAAGCTTATCTAACTTTTCTCTATTCGGCTTATGTGGCAGAATATTGCACGTTTCGTATATAACGTTCAATTCTTGTTCTTCTTTTTCTGCAAACTCAATAAGCTGGTCATAGGTCCAAGCACCGTTGCGAATAGCAAGAAGCTCTTCTCTATCTGGTCGTTTAACAATAACTTTGCCAGTTGTAAGCATTTCTCGACACATACGAATTAGTCTTACCAAGTGATAGGCGTGTTTCGTATCATATCCATACTTTTCTTCCAATTCGGCTCGGCTCTTGTTACGTGTGGCTTTCCAGTTTTGGTATTGCTCAAACTCTCGTTTGGCCGATGTATATTGACGTTCTCTCTTCATAACCTCAATGAAGTTATCAGAAAGACCAATTTTACGGGCAGCAGCCGCCCAATGATCTTCCGAGCTAATCTTTAACTCAGCAAGCATCTGCTCAACAATTCTCTGTATTGCAATCTTTTGCGGCTCTTGTAAGTCTTCAAGGAAGTCAAATTGGAACTTGTTAAGCTCTCGTTTTATCTCTGCCTCGGCCGCAGACATTTGATCTTGTGGGATCAACGTCTCTGGCGGCAAACCAAGAGAGGCTCTTGTTGGATATGATGTTACAGGATGCATAATCCATTTCTTGTGAGTCTTAATTCTTTTAAGTTGAGATACAGAGTATCCAAGGAAAGAATGCTTAACCTTTTTAGACAAGAAGTCATTCTTATGATCCAAGATAATCTCACCAATAGGATCAACAATGAAGTGATCGGACGGATCAGTATGAAGGACTTCAATAATGTTTGGATTGACGTTGATGGCTAAATCGAAGAACTTTCGTATATCATAAATGACTGCATCAGGATCAGGAGCTTTTAATTCGGCCTGCTCGAATCTATGAATACCGCCTAAAAAGTATTCTTTCGTTGGAATGGCAATGCCCTTGAAGTCTTCATCAGAAGCGGGCGTGTTCGTTCCGTAGGCATGACTTCCATGTCTTACAAAAAGAACAGTTCGGTCATTGGCAAAACTCAAGTGTGGAGACTTCTTGGAGATGATATCAAAAATTGGATGCTTGCTCATATCTTTTTATCCTTCCAGAACTATACTTCATTTCTTTAAGCTCTTTAATCATATTTTTTCAGGCGCTAGAATCCACCACCAGGCTTCATCCCATTTTTCGCCTTCATCGACTAAGCCGTGGTTCTCGAAACTAGTTAAGATGCTATAACCATTTTTAGTTTCAACAAACCCTATTCCAGTTTCAGGGGCACCATTAAGGTTTGGACGAACTATAACAATAGTTGCTCGTTTATAAATTTCATCTCTAGGATCTGTATTCTTCCACTCGCTCATAGATCACCAAAATGCCTTTAGCTTCATATATCTATCAAATTCCTCTATTGAATTAATCCCACTAAGTGCTTTTCCGTCTACAATGTAGACTTGTTTATTTTTGTCTGCCATTTTGCGATTCACAATCCATGAGTCTGCTGAAAAGCGGATTATATGAACATTATCATACTCCACTTCTCCTGCGAAAAATAGGAAAATCGCTCTAATGAATTTGTTCATTTTACCAAAATGCTTTCAACTTTATGTATCTCTCAAACATATTAACTATAATCTGCATTTGTTCAAGAGTTAAATCTAGTGCTGCCCCACCAATAGGCCACCAACAAGACCACGGATCGCTATCTGAATGAGCATTATAATAAACTAAATGATCTTCCCCCAAGCCCCATCGCCATATTTTTCTATGTTGTAATTTGGCGAACTCTTCGTCCATAAACTCTACAATTACGCTCATATAAACACCAATAGATGGCCAAACTCTTTAAGAAGCCTTTTCATCATTTGAAAATCTGGCCAAGGTAATGTATCGGTATTTTGGGGTAATTGCCAATGTTCATATTGTTTTTCTTGTGGTTTATTGGGAAACGTCCATTTAATATAAAGATTTCCATCATCACCTAATCCATAATATACGATACCTTGTCCATATATCCAATGTTCTCGTGGAACATTATCTATAAACTCTTTTACAATTCTCATAGAAACACCAATAGATGGCCAAACTCTTTAACAATTTGTTTCATTACAATTAGTGGAGGACAGCAGGCCAAATCATTATAAGGATACCACTGATTAAATTCGCTGCAAAAATATAGCTGTCCATCGTCTCCAAGACCCCATAATGAA